ACAACGATGGCGCGTTTTTCGTAACGCCCCGTTAGGCATATTTTACCTTCACGGACATAAAGGACAAATATGCCTAAAAAATCCCCCGCCGTAAATGACGGGGGATTTTTCACTTTTCCAGCTTGCGCATAACGCTGTTATACACTCGCTCGTTGACGACCTTCAAGCTGTCCATCAGCTCGTCCATGATCTCCCATGCCTTGTCCGGTGAAACATCTGCCACTGCGCGCAGGAAATCGCTGTCGCCGTATGTTTCGACGTTGACCGGCGCGGGCGCCGCGGAGTATGCCATTGGCAAAGCCCTCTCTCCGCTGCCGCTTTGCTGGCCACGGATGGCATACAGCACGGCAAGGCGCTCATAGTTTTTCCAGCTCGATTCTTCTGTCTCGAGGCGAGCTATCCAGCGATTGACCTCATTCTCGTCGACCATAGGGGCGCACCCCCTTTAGCCCTCGATCGTGTCCATGCAGCGCTGGATAGCTCTGCGGATGCTTTCATCGTCGGCGTTGTCCAGCATTTCCTGCAACTGGCGTTTCATGTTGTCGATTGCGCCGTCGCGGCTGTAGTGGCCGCGAACATAGTGCGTGCCGCGTCTGCTTCTACCGCGCATGTCGTACTCATCGCGGCGGCTGGAATAGCCGTCATCTTCCATCGCTTCGATTTTGTCGATGTTCTTGATGGTGCTCGCCAGCTTATGCACGATGTCAAGATCGCCCGCGCCAAGCTCGCCCTTGCGAGTGATTTCTTCCAGCTCCTTGCAGAGCATGTCGCGCAGATCATACATAGATTTCATACCCATGATTCATTCTCCTTTCTCAGCTCACGCGGTCGATGGTCAGGTTGCTGTTGGCAAAGCTGACTGCTTCCACGCTGGTGTTCTTCGCCGCAACGGTCACGCAGCAGCCGCGCGGCACTTCCACGATGGCGCTGACGTAGACGTTAAAATAGTTCTCCACCGCAGCGGGTGTAACGGTCGCCGTAGCGCTATTGAGCGCCTCGCCGTTGACAGCGAGTGCCGTTGTGATCGCGCCTACCGTGCCGCCGGTGGGAACGGCGATATTCGCGCCAAAGCTCACCTTAAAGCGAGCCTTGCACTGCTGCGTCAGTCCACGCAGGGTAACAAGACCGCTGCCCTCGCGATGTACGATGCAGGGCTTGCCGGACGCTGCCGTTGCAACCAGCGGCACATTTTGCCCAGCGGGGACGGTCGCAATTCCGGGATTTACGTATTCAGCCATATATTTCAGTCCTTTCTAAAGGGGTCGATTTCGACCCGGTTAAAATACAGCGGCGGAGCTATTGCCCCGCCGCGTTTGTCGTAGTATCGGCACGGGGCCGACCATTTTGCCATTGTCGGCAAAAAGCTATGCTATGCAGTTGTCAGCAGCCGCAACCGGCAAACTGGTTGCAGCAATAGGGATTCTGCACCGTGTAGGCCGGAATAGGAGAGGGCCGGAGCTGGGACACCAGATAGCTGTTCTGCGCCGCCTGAGACGCAGCCAGCTTCAAGCCCTGGTTCTCGCTCTGGAGGTCCGCCAGCTTGCTCTGAGTCAGGAAGTCCAGAATGGCGCGGCTGTTGGCGTTCTGATTCTCCACGATGTCGCGGGTCGCGTTCTGCACCGTGTTGCGCGTGTCGCACGCCTGCGCGGCCATGTCGTAGCGCACGCCCTCGATGCTGCGCTGGGTGTTGCAGCAGCACTCGGCGGCCTGCATCTGCATGGCGTTGAGCTGCTGCATCAGTGCGGCCTGCTGGTTGGCGCGGGACAGCTCCGCGGTCTGGAAACCGTTGTTCATGTTTTGGTTGACACCGGCAAAGCCGTTCAGCAGCGTGGTGTTCACGGCATAGAAGCCATCGCACAGCCCACCGTTGATGAGATCCATCTTGCGCTCAATGTTGGCAAAATCGGAAGACAGCACATAGCCGTCTACCACGCCGCCGGAATTGCCGCCGTTGTTGCCCCAGCCGTTATTACCCCAGCCAAGGAAGGCAAACAGGAACAGGATGATGATGAACCAACTGCCATTACCATCCCATCCAAAACCGCCGTTGCCGCCGGAGTTAGTGGGTGCCACGGGCATTGTCAGCATGGGAGCGCCGTCAGAAGAAAGAGACATAGAAAAACTCCTTTCAGTTTTTTATTATCAAATCGTGGCCACGATATTGATTAACCTAATAATTTAGCAAACACTTTGCTTAAACTTTGCTTAAACTTGCTTAAACTTGCTTAAACTTGCTTACTGCATCAGGCTTTGGAACTGCTTCGCCATCTGCTGCAACTGGTTCAGCTGAGCTTGTGAGAGTTTCCCGCTCTGCAAGAGTTTTTCGACCTCTGCTTTGGGGTCGCCATGAAAATTTGCCTTGAACTGCTGGAACTGCTGCACCATCTGCATAAAGCCGTTGCCGCCGCCCATTGCACCGAAAAACGGATTATTCATCGCTCTTTTCCTCCTTGCGCTTCTTGCCCTTCATTTCGCTCACAAGCGCCGCCAGCGCGTCGAACTCTTTACGGGTCACATATTCCGCAGCGGGCGCTTTCTGCGCGTCAGGGGCGCTTGCAAGCCGCTCTACAAGGTCGTATACTTTGAGCGTCGGCTTGCCGCTTGCATCGGCCTGTTTGAGATACACAGTCGGTGCGGAGCTGTCCCACAACGCCACGGCGGCGTTGGGCGCGATCATCCAGTTTCGGGCCTCCTGTTCGCCGCTGACCCACTGTACACCGCTCTGCGCCACCGGATTTTGAAGGGCCTGCGGAATTTGAGATTGCATCTGTGGTTGCTGCATTTGCCGCATCTGCATCAGGTTATCCTGCATTGGGGGTGGATAATAGGGGTTCTGCCATCCGTAAGGTGTGTAAGCCATAATCAGTCCTCCTTAACCCAGTAATACAATACGTTCTCGTTGCTGCTGTCCCAGCTGTCCCAGATCGTGCCATTTTGCACGCAAACCACATGGCCGGACAGGGCCAGAATATAGTTGCCTACCGGGTGATCCTCCGCAAACTGTCCCACCGTGTAGCAATCCGGGCAAGTGTCCGGTACGATGTACCGCCGGTATCCGATGCTGCGGAGATACCGGCCCCAGCAAGCATTTGCAGACGGCATATCCCCGTCAAGATATCCTTGGATGCACAGTCGCAAATACGTCTCGCCCCAGTCCTTGCCGGTGGCTTTTGATATTGCTCTGACGGTACAGTCCCCTGTGTTTTTCCCTTTTGGGTTCTCGTTGTAGTAGCTATACATATTCGCGCCTATCGTCGTGCAAGAGCTCTACAATGCGCACAAGGGGAAGCAATCCGGCGGTGTCAGATCCGTATTGATTGCATATATCACGTGCCATATCCGCCGTATACCCACACGCCAACAGCCGCTCCATTACGCTCATTTCGCCGCACCCCCTTGTATATCTATAAAATACAGCAAAAAAGACCCAACAAAGAGCCTGAAAAAGGTCTTTGTTGGGTCTTTACTTTATGGGTTTTTGATATGGTCGGCAATCTTTTGGTAACCGTTGCGGCGGCGCTTCTTGACATACTCGACCGACGCAAACAGCCTGTTTGCCACCTGCTGTCTGGATTGTTGCTTGACGTCGCACGCGATGATGCAAAACGCTTCGTCTTCCGGAAGATCAAGCGCGGCGATGTAATCAATGGCACGTTGAGGGGCCATGCTGCGCAGTTTTGCGCGAATGTCTCGGTAATTTGTATTCATGGCGATCATATTCGCCGTGGACTTGCGGAGCCTTGGCGGAAACAGGGGGTCGGCGCATTGTTGCCCCGGTTTCGTCCAGATTTTTAAGACAGTTACTGTGACGCTCTCTTCACATCATCTCGAACCTTCCCGGATGAACCCGTCAAACCCGGCGTCCTTCAAACGCTTCAGCATCTTCTCGGCGTTTTCCCGGACGGCGAAGGCGCCGACCTGGACGCGATACAGCTTATCGCCGGTCGGCTGGGCGGGCTTAGGGGACTCCTGCTTGGTCGGGACGTAGGTCACGCCCAGATACTTGCACAGGCCCTTGGCGATGGCCTCGCCGATATCCGTGGTGTGCTCCACGATCCACTTGGCACCCTCGGCGGCGTCGTGGAACTCGCACTCGCAGTACACCGACGGCGCATTAGGTACACGCACCTCGAACAGCCGGGGGTTGGCCTGGATGTTTTCAGACGTTCCCGGCGTCAGCGGGGCCAGCTGGTCAAACACCGCCTTGCAGGCGTCGTACCCCTTGCCGGGGACACTGTAGCAAAACATCCGGGTGCCAGACACCTTGCCGTTAAAGGCGTTGGTGTGGACGCAGTTGTGGATGTCCGCGCCCCAGGCATCGGACTCGGCGCAGCGCTGGGCCATGGTGGTGCCGAAGGCCGCCAGCTTCACCTCCACGCCGCTGCGGCGCAGGGCGGCAGCCTCCGCCTCGGCGATCCTCTGGCACTGGGCGTGCTCGTTGGTATTGCCCCAGGCATAGCGGTTTTCCGTCTGGTCGCTGGGGCTGATGTACACTCGCTTACTCATTGTTGTTGTCCTCCTCTCCCGGCAGCTTGTTCGCCGCCGTGTCCTCGGTGTGTACTTTCAACTTTTTCAGCAGCGCCTGGAGGAAACCAGGCACCGGTGCACCAATGGCAGACACATTCTCCAGGATGGACAGCAGCTCGTTGATCACCAGCCAGATAATGACAATGCTGGCAAACAGGAACTCCACCGGCCAGTCCCAGCCCAGGGCGTCGGCTCCGTAGCGCAGCAGCCAGTCTACCACAGCAGCTACAGCAACGATTACCAAGTAGCCCACTTTTTTCAGGATGCCCCGCAGGCCCACCCGGGAGGACAGCTCCCCGGCGTTCCATGCCTTGGTCATGCCCGTGGCGTAGTCCAGCAGCATCACCACCACCAGCACCAGCACCGGCACCAGCAGCTGCACCCCGTAGGCACACAGCGCCCCCAGGGCGGCCGCCAGCGCGGCCTTGATCGTGTTTTCTTTCATGTAAAATCTCCTTTCATTCCAGCATCAGATTTTTGAATGCCGTGACGGTTGCCGCCGCAATACCGCAACCCGGCTGTGCTGCGGTTGTTGCGTTCGTTGCGAAGGAATAAAACTTGTCCGCAATGGTCGAGCCGGGATACTGCTTGATCGCGGCCACCATCCCCGAATAATCGTACACGTCCACGGCCTTTACGGTGTTGCGCAGCCTGCCCAGACCGATAACGCTGAAGCTCGACAATTCGTATTCCTTTGCCAGGTCGGACTCAGACACGCCCAAGAGTCCCAGAAGCAGGAAAGCCAGCGTTCCCGTGCGGTCGCAGCCGCCCTGGCAATGCATATAGATGTTTCGCTCCACCTGGGGCAAACCGCTCTGGTTCAGGGTCCCGCCCAGGCAAGCGACGATCCACTCCAATGCCTCTTTGAACTGCGCTCTGGCCGATGCCGTTACGACCGCATCGGCATAGTTGCCATACCCGATTTTCTTATAGGCGCAATTCGCGGCAATCGACGTTTCCGTGTCGATGGCACCAAGATTCAGCTCCGCCTGAATCTTGTTTTCCGCCAGCGCCAGCCGCCCCTTCCCGGTGACGATCAGGTCGGGAGAGGAGGAATCGCTCAGGGCCGCGCCGCGGATGATCCTCCCGTACTTGATCTTTTTCCCGTTGAGTCCCGTCCAGCCGCCCAGGTCCCGCACATTCTGGGTGCCGTCGATATAGAGCAGCCGCCAGGGAACACTTGCCGTGGTGAAGTTGCCGCTCTTTGCCTCCACCAGGCTTCCGTCCGCCATTACATGGGTCACCTTGTAGTAATAAGTGGTTCCGGGTATCAGGTTGTAAAGGGGGAACTTATTCAGCCCCGTCACATCGTAGGTCCGCAGGGTGTAATAATTCGCCGTGCCGATGGGCTTGGTGTCAAAGGCAACGGTCGTCCGCATGGCATTCTCGTTATAAGGCCATTTGACGGTATACGGGACGGGGATATCCGCCCGGCACGGATAGGTAATTTTGGTGAGGTGCGTGGTCGTATAGTCGTTGTCCGGATAGTCGGCGCTGTCATAAAAGGCCTTCACCATGGAGGGCAGCAGTGCCACCGTTGCAGCGTCCGCCCCCTCGTTGTTCAGCGCCGCCACCTTCTCCGTCAGCTCACTGGTATCACTGCTTCCGTAGGATACGCCGGTGTCCACCCATCCTTGCGTCGTGGTGGTTCCGATGTAGGTTACATATGTCCGGATGGTGGCCAGGGTCGCCTTGCCGGAAAACCGGACATATTTCAGGACGCCGTCGTTGTTATCGTTGTTGGTCTTGGGTTCCTTGCGGAAGGTGATGCTTCCGGCATTGTTCGCGCTGGCGGAAACATCCGAATCTGAAACGTTCAGCAGGCTGTCCACCAAGTTGGAAACAGTATTATAACAGGCGATTTTCGCCTTGGCCGCCGTGTAAGACGCCATTTTGGTATAGCTGTCCGATGTTGTGGGGAGGAACGTTCCGCCGTCCAGGTGCAGGGTAAAGGGAACCGGGTATTTCAGCAGATCGATGTACGGCGTGACCACATAGCCCTTGTAAGCGACATCGGTGACGGCACTGCCGTCACTGCCCAGGCGGGTGTTGTCCTTCTGGTCGTCTCCCGCCCCGTAGGAGATCTGTTCTGTGATGGTGCCGGTGGCCTGGGTCGTTTTGTAAGTGTAGATGTGGCTGTTGGAGGACAGCACATACTGCTTCCCCGTGTCGACCATCTCGGCTACCGAATCCACAATATCCAGGCTGAAGCCGCCGGGAGCGCCTTGCGGCCCCACAGGCCCCTGGGGGCCGGTATCGCCCTTGGGGCCCTGGGGACCGGTCGCACCCGTGTCGCCCTTGGGGCCCTGGGGGCCTACCAATCCGCCATCGTCCACCTCCGCCGCCACCCGGATCAGCTCATCCTGGATGGCGTTGAGGGTATCAGCGTCGATAACCGTCTGGTTGTCCACAAAGTTCTTCTTGCTAAAGGCCATTAGATCACTCCTTTCGGTGCCCGAGTCGCGCACAAGCTGTCAGCCCATTACACGTCCGTATTCACGCCGTCCTGCGCCATGTGTACACGGCCAGGTACGGCGGCATATTGTTGTGGGCCTGGCCGCCGCAGTTGGACGTAGCCTTGCCCGTGTAAGCGTTGGCGGTGCCGCCGGGAGACACGATCTTGATGGCCTCGGTGCCGGTGGCGTCGCTCTGGCCCGTGTAATCGTAGCCGTGGGTGTGGTTTGCCATCTCCGCCGCCGTCAGGATGTGCTCCTCCTCGCCGCCGGTAGAGCCAGCCGCGCGAGAATCGCCAGCCGCCAAGAGGAACACGTCCTTGATCTGCTCCCAGGTGCCTCCAAACAGGTCCGCCGGAGCTGTGGCATCCGTGGACTGGTAGATGCTTCCGACGGGGTGGAGGTAGTCCAGGAGGGACTTGCCGCCGAACAACACCGCCGCGGGACCGGGCAGCTTCAGGTGCTTGATGAGTCCGCCCACAATCAGCGTGGCCGCCTCGGTCAGATACTGGCCGATGGACAAACCGTCCACGGCCGGAGCCGTGCGGAAAAGCACCTGCGCCGATGGCAGCACCACAATCAGGCTGGCCGTGCTGCCCAGTGCGTCGGTGACGGCTATGCACACCTCATAGACGGTGTCCACCGCGGCCGGGATGACGCCGTAGGCGCTGGGTGTATACTGCCCGGCGGCGTCCGGCACGGCCTGGGAGCTCCAGGTGTCCGCCCCCTGGGCCCGGTAGCGGATGACATAGGCGGCCGTGTTCTGGCTGGCCAGCGGCGCCACCGCGCCCACAAAGGACACCTTGGCATGATCTCCGGCGGGGTTGTCCGTGCCGTCTGCATCACAGCGGGCGGTGCTGATGGATCGCACACCGGGCGCGGCGTAGGGCAGCACGGTGATGGTCCCTCGTAGGACGGTGGACAGCCCCCGGGAGTCTGTAACGGTGACGGCATAGGCCACCGCGCCGGACTCCGGCAGCGCGCCAGTAGTGGCTGTGGCCCCGGTGGCCGTCAGGCCGGAGATGGCCAGGGTATAGCCCTTGACCGTCGCCCCGTATTTCCCGCTGGCCGTCGTGACGGCCTTTAGGCGGCTCTTGGTCTGCACGTAAGCTCCATAGGTATCTGCATACCCGGCGGCGTCCGAGAGCGCCACGGAGGCCGTAGGGGCCGCGCTGGAGGGCACGGAGGCGGCAAAGCTATAGGACTGACTGCCCAAGGCCGTATCACCGCTGTATGTGGTAATGGTCAGGGTACCCACACCGCTGGCGGCGTTGGGGATGTCGCTGGCCAGTTCCAGGGGCGGCGTCCAGGTAATGGACGTCGCGCCCGTCTCTGCTGACACCACGCCGGAGTGCGTGCCCCAGGCGTAGGTGATCTTGTGTGTGTAGCTGCTGTCTGCCTTGGTGACGGTCAGTGTGGCAGGGCTGCCCAACGTCAGGGCCGGGACAGCCAGGGACGACGCCCGGGGGATCGTAGGCAGGGTGACCTTGCCGGACACCGTCAGACTGGCCGGTGTCCACTGGGAGGAGAAGCCGCTGTGCCACTCGGCGGACAGCGTTACCGATGCCTCCCCCTTGGAATCGTGATCCACGGTGATGGTCTTGGTACCCAGGTCATACCATCCCTTAGCCTTGTAGCTGTAAGGGTGGTATACCTTGGAGCCCTGGAGCACATAGAAGCAGCTGTTAGCCGCCTGGTTGTAGCTCTCGCCGGTACCGTCGTAGATCTGCAGCGCAAGGGCGATGGTGCTGCGGTTATTGGTCCGGGACTGCTGGATGGTGTACCCCAGCCGTAGCCGCCAGCCGTATGTGGATTGGGCGCCGTACAGCTCACCCATTGGCATTCACTCCCTTCGCACCCACCACGGACCCATCCGGGGCAACCCGGACCACCAGGTTGCCCAGGTACAGGCACCCGGCGGTGGGGTCGTCCGGATCCATGGGCCGTATATACAGCGACGGCGTGTATACGCCCCGCTGATTGATGGACAGCAGCGCCAGTGTCTCCCGGAGGATGTTCAGGCCCTGGTTGTTGATCTGCACTTTCACGGGATCGCCCTCACTGCCCAGCAACATCCCCATGGCCGCCGTGAAACTCATGTACTGGTTCATGGTGCGGACGGTCTGGCGGATATCGCCGGTGGCGTCCTCCACCTGCTCGGTGATCTCCTCGGATACCTCCATGCGGATCTGATCCGGCAGGATGGCCAGAGTGGCGTCCATGACCCGCTTGTAGCTCTCAAAGTCCCCGATCTCCACATACTGGTTCAGCGCCTCCAGAAGGATCTGCCGGTCCGACTGTGAGATCTGCGTCATGCGTTCGGTGAAGATCTGCTGCACGGTGTTGATCCGCTCCTCAGTCTCCTGCCGTACCTCCTCCATGCCCTGGGATACGCGGTTGCGCTCGTCCTCCACGTCGCCGGTAAAGGTACGCCGCGTCCGGCCCATGGTGACGGTGGTCTGCGCCGGGTCCAAGAGATCAATGTGCATTTGCAGCAGAGGCATGGCCGCCCGGATGCCGTGGGGCGTGGTGGCCAGCATGGTATACCGGCCTACTCGCCAGGCGGCCACAGCGGCGTCTGTAACGTGGAGATCAATGGCCTTGCAGGTAATGGACTCCTCCAGCGCCCAACCAGAGGTAGCCAGCCGGGCCGCTGCGTAGGACTGGAGGTTTCCGGCCACGGTGACGCCTTGCCAGTCCGTTGGACCGGGACAGATCCAGCCGTACTTTGCCACACCGGCCCGGGACCAGACATACGGGCCCTCCTTGACCAGGTCGTCCGTCAGATCGCCGTCGGCCAGCTCCGTGATGGTCAGGCCGTCATGGCCCACCGGCAGGATGGCGGTGTAGATGCCGGTGCCGGTAAGCTGGCGCTCCAGATCCAGGAGGTTTGCCCCGAAGGTAACGGCCTGGGCATTGGTGAGCGGAAGATCTGCGTAGTAATCCAGGTAGTTGCCGTCCGACTCGTACCGCATCAGGAGGTATCCACCCAGGGCGGAGCCAGTAAGGCGGGTGGTCATGGCCTCCATGGTGGTAAGATACTTGGTGGAACTGCGGGTAATGTAGTTGTTGGCGTCCGTCACCGTACACACGCCGGGCTTGATCTGCTGCTCGGCCGAGGCCTTGGCATTGTGCTGGGCCAAGAGCCAGCGGAACAAGAAATCTACCACGTTGCCGTTGTTGGCAGCCGCCTGATAGTCCGCGTCCTCCGAGAAATCGTCCGGGTAAGCAAACGGGGGAACGGTGGAATCGTTGAGCACAGCCATGACGCCCTCCGCCGTAACGTTGAGGCTATTGCGGAAGTCGCCTACCTGGGAGGTAATGCGGCCCCGCCACACCACATACCGACCCTGCAGCAGCTCCAGACCGGGCCGCATATAGGGCAGCTTGTCCCGGTACGGGTGATCCGGCGGCAAAGAGAACGCCATACTCCCGGCCTTGCCGGCGGTAAGGTCCACCGACGCCGCCGAGGCGCACAGCCGGTCCGTCTCGTTGGCGCCGCGCGGATCGTACAGGATGTAATCCCCGTAACGCAGCTGATAGCCAGCAAAGTCCTGCGCAGCCTCCTGGGGGTCCGTGCCACAGACGGCAAGCCCGGCAATAGCCTTGCCGCATACCGCGCCAGTGTAGCTCATAGCGATGCCTCCTGATAGGTGACGGACACTGCGGTCCCCGCTGCGGCTGTGACAGCAAGGGTGTTGCTGCCGGCCGCCAGGCGGATGTCCAGGCTACGATGGCTGCCGGCTGCCACCGAGATGTCCTTGCCGCCGAAGGTCAGCGTTGCAGCCGCCGACACCTCCACGGTGGGCACCACCGGCCGGCACTCATTGGTCAGAGTCAGGGACAGCGTGCCCGATTCGGGCACGGTCCCCGTGACCGTGGTTTTTGCGTTCTTGTATTTCCACGGGTCGCAGCTGACTGTGACCGGGATGGTCTGCATCATTTTGACAAGCACCACCCGCCCAACGGAGCATCGCCCACTGTAATAATGGGCGGTGTCCTCGGGAAAGGTCACTTTCACGCGCTTGCCGTGGACTTTGTTGCAGAAGTCAGAAATCGTGGCAGGCCATTTCTTGCCGCTCACCGTGTCCACGCCGGTGAGTTTCAGTACAATGGTGCGGTTTTTGTAGGTCACTTCGCCGGTCAACACCTCGGAAGCGTCCAGCAGACCGTCCCGGCCCGGAACATCAATCATATTCGTGCGGACTTCCGGCAAAGAAATGGACTTGCTCGCAAGAAGCAGGCCGTATTCTGTGTAAGTGTCTTTTCCGTCAAAAAATACTTTTCCTATCATACAGCCCTTGCCTTCCTTGCATTGATTTTGGCCAGTTCTTCATCCATGCCTGGGGCAAGCAAACCGATAACCTGGCCACTGTCCATGATGACTTTCATATTTGCCAACATAGGCAAATACTGTTCCAGCAGCATTACAATTCTGCCGGAATCGCCACCCCCGCTTGTGCTTGCCGCTCCGTAAGAGCCACTTGTATAGTTTCTGCTGATGTTTGCATCTGCTGTAATGGTTCCAGCGTCAAAATTCATGCTGCCTTCAATGTCATTTTTCACAGCCGCGAATTCATCGCTAAAGCCTTCGCCCAGACCTTCGGCCATGAAACCGCCGATTCCGGCAAAGACCTTGGAAGGGGAGTGGATGCCCAAAATGCGCTTCACGCCGCCGACAAGGCTATTCACCTTTTCGTTGAACCAATCCTTGATATTGTCCCACATTCCGGCGATACCGTCTTTCAGCCCCTGAACGATGTTTCTACCGATGCCGCCCCAGTCGTAGTTTCTGATTGTGTCGGCAATAGCAGCGATAACGCGCGGGACGGCTGCAATCAATTCCGGGATTGCCCCGATAATGCCGGTAATCAGCGATACAATGATCTGCGGCGCTGCAAGGATGATCTTGTCAAGGTTGTTCACGATGCCGTTGACGAACGCAATAATCAGCGTAGGGACTGCCGCGACCAGCTCCGGGATGCACTTGATAATTCCGTCAATCAGCGCAAACAGAAGATCAATGCCCATCTGGATAATGTTCGGCAGCTCTACAATGATTGCGGCGAGCAAGTTGCCAATAATCATAGGTACTGCCGCGATAAGCTGCGGAATCGCGTCAATCAGGCCCTGCGCAAGCGTCATAATCAGCAAGATTGCCGTTTCAATGAGTTGCGTCAAAAAGTCCGGGCTTGTCAGCATCTGCACAATCGTCAAGGTCACTTGCACAATGCCGTCAATAAGCGTGGGCAGGTTTTCTATCAGGCCATTCGCAAGGAAGAAAAGAATGTCGATTGCTGCTTGCGTAATTGCAGGTAGGCTATCAATGATACCCTGTCCCAATGCGCCGACAAGCGCAACCGCCGCCTGCAAAAGCGCAGGCAGGTTGTCTGTGATGGTTGTTATGACCATCTGGATAATAGTGGTAGATGCAGATGTAACAAGCTGTGAAATGCCGCCCAACATGACACTAACGCGCGGAATAATATTTCCAGCCGCCGTCTCCACGCTGCTGACAAAATTGCCAATCAGCGCATCAAGGTCTGCGTTGTCGGCTGCAATGCCGGTTATCAGGTTGCTCCATGCGGACTTTGCCGCGCTGACGCTGCCCTGAATAGTAGACGCAGCCTCTTTTGCCGTTGTCCCGGTAATGCCCATTTCCGTCTGCACCACATGGATGGCGTCTACGATGTCGGAGTAAGATGAAATATCAAACTTCTGCCCAGACAGCTTCTCCGCGTCCGCAAGCAGACGCTCCATTTCCTCTTTGGTGCCGCCATACCCGAGTTTTAGGTTGTCCAGCATGGTGTAGTTCTGCTTTGCAAAACCCTGATAGGCGTTCTGTATCATCTCCATGCCGGTGCCCATCTTATTGGCGTTGTCTGCCATGTCGGTGATGGCCTGGTCCGCCTTTTGAGCTGCTTTTTCTGTATCTCCGCCAAGGCTCTGGAGCAGGGAGGCCGAGAAGCTGGTCACCGTGTCCATATATTCGTTGGCGCTCATGCCAGCGGTCTTGTATGCGTTTGCGGCGTACTCCTGCACCTTGTCCGATGCAGTCTTAAAGAGGGTATCGACGCCACCCACTAATTGCTCATACTCGGCATATTGGTCAATGGACGCCTTTGTCAGCGCCGCCATGCCAGTAGCCGCTGCTGTCAAAGCCGCAGCTCCCACCTTTGCCGCAGTAGCAAGGCCGCTTTTCAACTTGTCGGCAAAGCCGGACGCTTTGCCGGAAGCATTGTCCAGCCCATTTTCGTATCCGCTGGTGTCCAGCGTAATTTTTGCATACAAGTCAAACAGGTTTATTGTCCTCACCTCCGACCTTTGCAATTTTTTCTTTCATTCGGTCAACGATCTGCTCCGGCGTCCTGGTTTCCTCTGGCTTCGGCTCTATGAGGTCGGCATACCGCGCCTTGATATAGCCGCCCCTCACGTACCGCGCCGTGTTTTCCGCGATTGCTTTGAGCGCGTCTGTCACATAGACCCGGTATGCCTTGTCCACGCTGTCCTGTTTGGCGCGGGCAAGGGCATACCGCAGGAACGCCTTTACGCTACGGGGGCCTTGGTATTCTCCTGCGCAGAGCCAGAGGGTTTTTCTGTGCTCTGCGCTGAGATAAAAAGTTCCGTGAACGCTTCGTCTGTCATCAGGTCAATAAAATCCTTGGTCAGTTTTACCAGACTCAGAGCGCCCGTGTAAGCCTCCGGGCTTGTTCCCTCAATGGAGGACAGGATGGAGATTACATCGCCCTTATGACCGCGCAGAAGGGCGGGAACGGCCTTTTTTGCCTTCTGTAAAAGGAACTTCTTGGCTGTCATGCCATCCGGCAGTTGTTCCCGCTTAAACAGGGCGGCGGCGTTCTCGTCCTCCGCAATGTTGCAGATTGGCTCGATCAGATCTGCGATTACTTCCAGGGTGCGATCACCTTTTACGTCAGATAGTTTCATCAGCCGCCCACCTCCGCAGGAGCCGCGCTGTAAAACTCCATGGGCATCTCGTCCTGAGCGGACATGGACACATGGCCGGTCAGCTCCACGCTCACCTGGCCCTTGCCGTTTTTGGTGGTCTGGAGAGTAAAGCCGCCGGTGGACAGGGCGTTTTTCAGGCAGATAGCCACCATTCCGCCGTCGGCCCGGTCGCCAACCCACCACAGGTCTGCAAAGTCGGTCTGCTTCAGGTCTCGCCGGGGGGTGATTTTGCTCCTGTCGGTAGTGTCAATGTCTGCCGCGCCCAGGGCCAGCCGGATGGACTCCGTGGATGTTCCAAGGGAGGTAAAGGCAATCTTGCAATCCCAACCGTCCAGATGCTTCAGTTCCATCATATTCACAGGGCAGTTGTCCACGTCCTCTCCCATGTCGGAGTAAGTAGGGACGCAAGACACATTGATGCCGCCGGTTGTGGCACACACAATGTCCTCGTCCTTCGGTGCGGTGGGAGTAGCCGGGGTAAAGTTTTTCAGGATGACACCCGCGTCGAGCTGCAATTCCTCAAAGGTGCTCTGCGGGATCGCGGTAAATTTGCCCATATTGGGTCTCCTTTCAGCTGAATGTCAGGTATTCAGCGGTAATGTTGATGTACCGGCGCTTAATGGCCGGGTCTTCCTCATAGGTTAGGCTTTGGCACCAGGGGGAACCGCGCTTGAGCCAGATATAGCCCTCGTCGCAGGGCAGATACACGCTACCGTAGCCGATGCGCTTGGACAACTCCTGGGCCTTCTCGTCTGGGACAGCTTCGCTCTCCGTGCGGAACCACAGATTGACCGTCAGGCCGACCTCCCCGGCATCAAAAGCGCTGTCGATATACTCATAGGTGCCATAAGGCATGACCACATCGTCTGGCACGCTGGACGCTCGGTAGAAGGGCATGAACTCGTTGAACCAGGCGTAGAGGGCTTTGTTTTTGGTCATGTGGTCAACGCCCACCTTTCCGCCGTAAAGTATTTTAGCTGCATCGTGGAGGACTTGGGGGCCTGCTTGTTCTCCGGATTTGAGGTCACGCGGTAGGTTTCGCCGGTGGTCTTGTCTTTGAACACGTCGTTGTACTCGATGGGCACGGCCTTGTCTACCAGGACGGAATACAGGCTGGTCACGCCTTCTTTTTCCGCTCTGCGGGCCTCCATGGAGGTATCCAGTGCCTGGTAGTTGGTGAACTCAGCGCCATCCACCCACTCTACAAAGTGACCGCCCGCACCGTCCGATACCCGGCGTTTTTCCATGAATACACAGGTGCGGGAAAAATCATCTAAAAGGCTCATCAGATCCCCCTAATTCTCCGCCAGTCGTTCAGGCGGCTCTTGAATACATCCTGCCAGCCGACGGCCATGCCGCTGGCGTTGGTGGCTTTGCTGTAGGAGTAGCCGCCAAATGATTCTGAGGTAAACGGCCCTGGATCCCCGTTCTTCGTCTGCCATGCGTCGATTTCTTCGGCCAATTCAATCACCGCCTTCGGAACAGCCAGCGCCCACACGGAGCCGGTAAACGTCTCGTCGGTCAGGTCTGCCACCGGGTACTGGTGGAGCCCGTCATTGAATACGGAACCCACCACCCGGAAATACTGGCCGGTTTGCAGAAAGGGCAGCGTGATCTGCCCGCCCTGCACAGTGAACTCCCCGGCGTGGACGCCGTCCGGAACTAAAAACCAGTTGTTCAAATTCTGCAAAACCGTTTCAAGCATCACGCTGTCCTCCTTTTACGCCGATTTGGTTACGGTCACGGTATATACTTTCTCCGCCGTGCCGTTTTTCACGTTCACAGTCAAAGTGTTGGCTCCGGTCGCCCAGGTGGCCGCAGTGCCGTTTTCAACAGGCGTCTCTCCGTTGAGGATGGTCACTGTGGCGCTTGCGTCCTCCGGGGTCGCGGTTACCGTGTTGGTCGCGTTTGTCGTTGTGGCTGTATACTCCGTCGTGTCTGGGTCAAACGCCGGAGTCAGTGTCAGCGCGCCAATCGTCAGCCCCGAGAGGCGCGCGCTTAAGGGGCCGGGGTGACCGTGATTTTTGCGATGCCGTCCAAGTACTCAGCCCACAGCTTCATGCCCATGATGGCGTAACTCTCGCCCACGGCGGTGCTGTAATTACCCTGGGCGTGGAAACCGATCAGGTTTGTCTCGCCCTGCACGGTGTAATTCAGGCCCAGTCTGGCAAACTCGCTGTCGCCGGGGTCTGCATAGTACAGGTCGATGTTCTCCACAGGCGTTGCGATCACAGTGTTGCGAGCAATAGCGTTATTGCCGGAAACGGTGGTGGGCAACAGGAACAGCGTGGAGTACCCCATGAAGTCCTTGACATAGTTCAGGCCGAACTGGGTCTGGACGGAAATATCCGCAGCACCCAGATAGTCGTATGCGTCCAGGATGTTAGCAAATCCCACAACGGAGGTAACGTCTTTTGCCATACCAGCAAACTTGTTCAGCACTTCGCCCTGAGCCTTTGCAAGTGCCGCCTGCCAGGTTGCGGCGGTTCCGGTGAGAGAACCGGTGTTCAGGAAAGTATAGAAATTGCCAAGGACCACATTCTGGAGCTTGGTCAGAAAAGCGTCGTCGCTCTTCTCCACCGCGATCTCTGCACCATACTTGTCAACGTCCTCGATAGGAACAGCCTTTGCATACTTCTTGATGGACAGGTCGTCCTTGGTCGCTTGGGTAATCGTCGCCTTGCTGTAAGGGATCACCTCGCCAGCGCCGACGTCGCCGTCCTCCAGGGCCACATCAGCGGTGTAAGAAATCAGGCTTGTGCCGGGGGCCTTGCGGATGGGGCGCATAATGCCCATAATGTTGCGCAGCGCATCCCAGTTGTCATTGAAACGGGTGACGAAATCCACCTCTCGGGCGGTCACGCTGGTATAGGTATTGGGCAGGGAATCGCGGGGGTTGGTCAGGCTCTCAACTTTCGTAGCAGCCATGTAATTCATCCTTTCTTGTTAAGTAATTTGGTTTTCCATAAGCGCTTTCTGTCGCTCAGATGCGGACAGCATATAGTGGCCGTGATCGTCCTTTTTGTAGATGTCCGCTTTCGTCATCGTGCCGGGGCTTCCGCCCGCCGGAGGGTTTGCGATATTGGCACCCTTCGTGGTGGTAGTGGAGACCAGCTTTGCAAAAGCACCGCTCACAAGCGCATCCAGAGCGGCGGTGTCCTTGATCTTGTCGCCGTCCAGCTCCACGCCGTCGATCTCCGCGCCGCTGCCGCGCAGAGCAATAGTTAGATTGTCGCCGGTGATGTTCTTGCTTTCGTAATAGGCTTTTACCGCCTTTTCTTTGGCGGCCTTGGTCTCCTTTGCGGTGATGTCCGCCTTGAAGTCGTCAAAGGCCTTGTGCTCCTTCTCATACTTCTCCTTGTAACCGCCGTCCCCGGCGGCTTTCAGGTCGTCCAATTCCTTCTGGACTGTGGGCAACTTCTCCGCGTCCGCCTTGTAACGGCTCACATCCGCCTTCAATCCGTCCACGGTGTCGGTATGCGCTTCGATGATGGTGTCCACCTGTTCGTCGGTGAGACCCATCCCCTTCAAAAGTTTGCGTGTAAGTGCCATTTTTCTATCTTCCTTTCCTTCGTCCGCAGTTCGTCGCGGCGATAGATTGTATAAAAACCGCTGTACCTCGCGGGTTTTATCGAAAATATACGGGGCCAGCCACCGAGAAATCCTCGGTAACTGACCCCGCTTGGTCGTTGCACTGAAACGTTTATCAGCGCCAAACGATATTTATTTTAAAGTTTATATGAAATTTGCTTTTCCAGTATTTTAAATCCTGTATCAATTTCTTGCCGCAATTTTGATAATTGATTGTTCATATCAATCTGTGTTTTACAGAATCCGCAAACTGGCTTCCCGCTTATTTCTTGTGTTGCCTGGAATGTATTGCAGAATGAACAGAGAATTAACTTAGGAGTAAACCATTCGCAAGTGTCGGTGCACTGACAATCTGATGTATTCATAGTATTGTATTGCAATGGGCACATTAATCTACTACACTCTCTTTCCAATTTTCCTTATCTCCTCCCGTTTTATTTTTATAACTTTTACGCCGTCTTTGACTGGTATCAGCTCCACCCGGTCGCCCTTGGCCAGCACGGACTCGATATCCTCAACTTTTTTCGGTGTCAACAGTTGTTCCTGCACCGATGCACCCTCTTTCTTTTATCCAGCAGCAATTGGAAAATGGGAGCGTTAGGCGCTTTTCTCCACTTTCTGCGCTCTCTTTCTCTATTTCGAATCGCTTTCATGGCTTTATCAACAAAGCCCGCTAATCCAGCAACGATGTTTTCGCAACCATCCTTGAATTCGGGAAAGGCGTCACGAAGAGCATTCACCGCTTCAATCAGAGCTTCGGACAAAACGCTTCCAAACCGTTCAATTTCTTCCGATAAATTGTGTATCGCTTTTCTTGTATTCTCATCCATTTTTCAGCTCACTTTCCAAAATGTCCCGATACTGCGCGGCATGGTCGGCAACAGCAGGTTTCAAAAACGGCTGCGCCCGCTGTCCGTGGGTCATGTGCCAGTTTCCTTTTGCGTCCTGATACACCCACGGCGTCGGCCGTCCGCCCTCCGCGTATTTGCCGGTACCTAATTCCACATACGCGGCATATTCATTGTTTGTCCCGATGATCGCTGCCGGTTCCTGCTCGTCTACCGTATGGGTAATGCTGTTGTGCAGATTACCGGTGTCCACGGGGCAGAGCTTTTTCGCATAGCCCTCTGCAACCAGCCCGCACTTTTCCAGCGCCCTGGCAGCGGCCTCATGCATGGCAGCGAGGACTTCTTTGGAGTTGTCTGTGAAATCAACTTTCATAGTTTTTCCAGTTCGCTTTCAGCGCAGTCGAATAGTTCATTGTCACCGTCTCGTTCAACAAGACAAAACGTGCCGTTGGTCTCCCGGATATCAACAACAATACCGACATCGCCTGTCTTAATGATTTTTACACGGTCATATTCGTTAATCATGCGAATTCTCCTTGTTTTTTCTGAATCCGGTTACGATCCTCGGTTTGCTATCCGGTGTATCTTGAATCCATCCCGTTAAAAAAGTGCGCTGTTTTGTAACTCCAAGTGTCATGTAGATATTAAACATTATCGCACCGCCATTTAACTCCTGCACATCAACAGCCTTGCTCATATCAAACTGCCGTGCCATATCATAACGCAGCTGCAATGGGTTATCCGCTGTATAGCCAACATCAAAAAATTGATCCGCGTGTTTTGCGCCATCTTTCAGGAAATACCCGGTGTATTTTTTAGGCGTTGTCACACATTCGGCGTTATTCACAAAAACGGTTTGCCGTTTCATGGTTTTCAGTTGGGCCCACTTATCAGGTTCATTATACTTCAAATTCTGGAACTTCTCAACCGTGTTTGGAACTTTGTTTCCCAGAACCGATTTGTATTCCTGCCACTGTTTTGTATCAGTGGAAAGGTTGCGGCCCTTCTTCATGTATGTATTCCAGGCCGCAGCGTCTTCCGCTTGCTTCTGCTCCGCCCACTCGGAATAGGTCATGTCAGAAATAACCTCTGTTTCGCCTGTAACGGGGTTTTTGGCGCGTCTTTGCCCTGTGGAGGTATCTACCCCATCCACATCCGCAACAAGCGTGCAGCGGCAGTTGTAGATCTCCCACGCTGGCCCCTGCGGATCGCCCGGAAAGCGGCAGCCGTTGGAGAATTTCTTATCTTGATCTACCTTTTCGCCGTCCAGCATGGCGTGTGAATGCCGCGTCCGGTTGTCCAGCGTCGCCAGCCATTGCTTTTTAAGCTTGATGCCCATCTTTTCCGCCGCCGCGTAGCTGTCCATGCGTCCGGCGTTCTGTGCGCCAGTGACCGCCGTTCGCGCCGTCCGAATCGCGCTGCTTCTGCCCATTGTAATAATGCGCCGCTGCAAATCGTCTGCCATACCCTTAATGCTTTTCCCCTGCAAGATGGAGCTGGTGACGCTGGCCGTGATTTGCTTTTTCCCATACGCAAGGGCAATGCCGCGTTTCAATGCTCTATTTTTGGGGTAATACGGCATCAGCCCCGGCTGCTCCACAACCAGGCGCTTCACCGTCTGCTCGTCCCACAGATCAAAGCCTACATCCCCAGCCACGCTCTCGATGGTGTACGCCGCATAGTTGCGGTTCAGTGAGTAGATACCGGGCGTTGCATCGTTGGTGTAGGACACCGCCACGGCGTTCGCATCGGTGACGCGGTGCGCCACCTTGTCGCGCATGGCCTGATAGCGTTCCCCTCGACCGATCTGATTGAGCCGCCATTGCTTATAGTCGGCCTCCGTCCACTCCTTGCCGTTCTGCACCGTGCCGATCAGCGCTTTCATTTCCTCATCGCGCTTTTTAAATTGCTCAAAATATGCGTCGATGGTTCCTTGCAATTCCTTCCCGGCTTCGCGGTAAAGTTTCGTAATGCGCCGCTCCAGCTTCGAAAGCTCCTTGTCGGTCAGCTTGTGGCCTTCGTCCGTTTTCGCCATATCTCGCCACCCTATGCGCCATTGATAAATCCGCAACCCAAGCCATCATACAAGTGCTTATATAGTGTTTTTTCAATCTCGTCCTTGTAAACCTTCACAACCTGCCCATCGACAATCGTATTGACCGTTTCGCGGAGAACGGGGACTGCCATATCTGATTTTGATGGCATCGCTAGTGATTCGGCCATATTCCTATGCTCGTAATTGGCGCATGCCTCCATCCGCTTGTGAGAGCATTTATCAACGTTGGGGCACGCCATGCACTTTTCAGCAATCTTAGATATTGCTCCCATCATTCCACCTCCATTTGGCTCCGGTCAATCTCTTCTGCCGCCTTCCGCTTTGCCATGTCCTCGTACTGGTCAATGTCACCATTGATGGTTAGCAACTTCTTGGTGATGTACTCATCATCGTAGTATTCCGCGCCCATCAGAACGGTCTGGGTTTCTTCGGGCTTATTGATAATCTGGCTGCGGGTATAGCTGGGCGTATCGTCCGCCCCGGCCAGCGCCAGGATGCCTTGGATAAAATCGGTGACGTCGCTTTCGAAGTCGTCAACTTTCAGGTCCAGCGGCACATAGCTGGCCTTGATGGCCGTGGCCGTCTGATTGCCTGCGCTCACGGCGGCGCTGTCAAACGCCTGAAAATCCTCGTACAGCTTGCGCTTGAGCATGTCAATGGTTGCGTTAGTGCCCTCAAAGGGGGCCTCGATGGTGTGCGGCTCTGCGTTCACTTCGTCATCGGTGTGTGCCACGTGGAGGGTCTTGATACGCTCCAAAAACTTCACGTCGTCCAAGTCATTCATGCCGCCCGCATTGGTCAGCACCCAATAGATGAGGTTGCCCTCGTCCACGTTGTTTACCATGTTGGAGCAGACCAGGTCCAGCGCGTCCACGGTGTTCCGCCGTCCCCGCAGCTCCGACCGGCAGTTTTTGCCGTTTTTCAGAGGGACAATCGGGAATCCAGGATAATTGTCACCGTCCAGAATGGTCTCCGCGCCCAGGCCGTCCGTGCGGACATTGACCTTGTACCGTTGTTTGTCCGTCAGCACGGTCATGTTCTCCCCGCTGCGCTGGATGTACTCGGTGTATCCGTCCAGCTCGTACAGCGTGGCACGAAGCGGCTTATCGTCTGCCACTTGCCAGAACCGCACACCGGCCATCAAGGCACCGTTTTCCTCGTCGTAAAGGGGCGCAAACTCGGTCAGCTCGAACACCTGAACCCGGTCCAGGTTGAAGAACCCGAACGCCACGCCGCATACCAGGGCGCTCTTGCCTGCGTCCTTGACCCGCTGGTCAAAGTCAGCGCCCAGTCTGGCCTTTGTCTCCCTCTTCTGAAAGGTCACGCCGTTGCCCAGCAGATAGTTTGCCTCCTGCCGCACGACAAATCCAAAGAAACTTGACATGAGTTTGTGGTTTGCCGTGTACATGTCCCGGTGGGCGCGTCCCTGAAGGTCATAGATGATCTTCTCATACCGGCTGATGGTGGGATTCTCGCCGTCGTAATATCGCTGTGCGTCTACCGCGAACCGGTAAGCCGCAGAGCCTTTGTGCTCATTGATGACCCGCCGGATAAAATCCATTCGGTCCTGTTCGTTCTCGCCCACGGCGAGCAAGTCCTGATAAGTCAGCAAGCTATCACCTCTCCCACAGGGGGATGTATTTCTCCCCGTTATCATCCCGCACTTTCCGGCGCAATACTGTCATTGCAAAGTAACGTGTATCATCCATCGCGTGGTCGTTCTCCTTAATTGGCCTGTCCTCTGTGGATTTTTCGTCCCAGCGGTAGAGGCCGAATTCCCGAATGGCGTCTTTACACGACCTGTGTATCTTCAGCGCACCGCTGCGCAGATACCTCGCCGTGGTGGCGATGCCCGGCAGCACGTCATTGACCGCCTTGCGCACCTTGAACTTCCCGTGCCGCTTGATAACCTCGATGAAGGACGCCGCCGACGGGTCCACGATGACGCTTATCACCGGCAGCTCTCCCACCAGCTTCTCCAACTCCGTATAATATTCCTCGTCAGTCTTGTTTCTGTGTTCTTCCCGCCCGGAGTAGTAATACTCCCGGATGCGGGTGGCCGTCTTGCCGTCCCAGCACCACAAACCAGCAGAAAATGGGTTCAGCGTGCCGTAGTCGCAGGAAATGTAATATTCCCCGCTCTCCGGCACATCGTCCACGATGTTTTCCTCGCCAAAGTCGTATACCAGGCCCTCGGCCAGCACCCACAATCCACGGATATATCGGTCGTAGAACACACCGGTAAACATGTTCTGGTAGCGCTCCAGCGTCTTTTCGCTCAGGCCGGGGTTGTCCGTCATCTCAAAGTGCAGATACAGAGCGTTGCGCTCTTTGTGCCGCTTGATCCACTCCAAGTAGAACCAGTGCTGCGGGCTTCCTGGGTTGCAGGAAAACCACAGCTTTGCACCATCTACCGAGCAGCGGGTCAATGCCTGTTCCACGAACGAACGCGGCATCAGCACCACCTCGTCCAGCAGCACCCCCGCCAGCGTGCGGCCTTGGATCAGCGTATAGCTGGCCTCATCCTTGCCGCCGAACACCTCAAAGTAATTCGTCACGGATCCGCGCCGCACTTCCATCACCTTGTCACCGCGCCGCCAGCGGATGAGATAACGTTCCTTTGCAAGGCTCATCGCCGTGAACGGCACTATAATGTTCTTTGTGCAGCTATCCACCGTGCGGCCACACACGCCGAAGCGCTGACCGCTGAAATTTTCCATCGCCCAGCGGACGAACGCCCACATCATAATGGAGGTCTTGCCGGAACGGACTGCACCGTCGCAAATCAGCGCGTCATACTTGGAATAGGGGAAAGAGAGGATCTTTGCTTGTTTCGGGCTAATCATCGCTCTCCAACCCTTCTGCCATTTCACGCAGGCTCACGCTCAAAGCGTCTTCCTGCGCGTTGTCTGTCGGCAAGCCCAGATCCACAACGTCACGCTGCCCAAGGTACTGTTTTCCCAGCCAAATGGCCATGCTTGCGTTCTTTTCGGCAAGCCGCCACTGGCTCCGACGCAGTGAAATTTTCCCCGCTCCGCGCTTTTGTGCAAAAACTTCCGAAAAACTTCTCTTATAGGTTCGTTTGCACCATGTTTCCAATGTGTCCGAGCATACATCAAACCAGCCGCAGATTTCCTCAAGCGTGCATTGCAGGCCGCAGAGGTTTTCGAACTGCTTCTGGTCTATTTCCTTTCTTGGCCTTGCCATACGCACCCTCCTTTCTCTGCTGGCGTTTAATAAACTTCTCCATGTCCCGCTTTAGGTGCGGGCTGCTTGTTTTTTCGATGATTGCCCGCGCTTCTTCAATCGTCATGCCCAAGTCCTGCCACGATTTTCTTTTCTCTATCGGAAAGTTCCCACACGTTTGTATCAGCCACTCTTACTTTCTCGGCGGCGGCTTTCTCGGCGGCGGCTTTCTCGGCGGCGGCTTTCTTTGAAAGCAAATAGCCGCTTCCGAATAGTGCTTTCCCGCTTTCCTTCTGCGCATCAAGCCCACGAATGAAATGCACATCATCTGCACAAATTTCAAGTGATACGCCATGCGCCGCCATGTAGCAAAGCATTGTTGCCGTTAATACTTCGTCCGGATATTCATATTTTGGGAGCGTTTTATGCTGTTTTGCAAGATTTTCTTTATTCGCTTCGTCTATCTGCTCTCTCAAATCAGATGCGGCAATAATTTTTTTGCTTCCTAAGTTCGTCACAAACGATGTGTTTACGCTTGCACCGTTTTCATAAACCACACCGCTACCGCAAGCAACGTAGTTTGCCTTACCTCGCATGATTCCGAGCAACGTCAAAGTCGGCGCAAAAAGAAAATATGCAATGCCGTTTTCTGTATACCACTCACAGATCTCAGAAATAATAGAAAATGGAGGATTGTCAATAACAACGCACCCTTTTGGATAGTTTTCTTTTTTGTAATTTCCTCCGGGATAAAAAGGGCGAACAACAGGTGGATTGCCAAGTTTATATTTTTTCAGGCTCCACCGCTTGGCTACATTGTAAATATTTTCTGGTGTGTAGCAATCGTCCGTTGTTTTCTTCACCTCGAACTTTTCAAGGAAAGCTTGGTAGTCCTCGTCATCGTCTGAAAGCTCTCCACGCTCCATCCTTTCCCGGAACTCCTGCTCTCTTTGCTCGTTGGTCATTTCTTCAATTTCGGATTCGTCCATCTCCGGAAAAGAAAAGTCAAAGTCAAACGCCGACAGGTCAAGCCCCGGCAGCTCATCAGCCAGCAGGCCAAAGTCCCAATCGCTCTCGTTGCTCTTGTTATCTACCAGCCGCAGGGCGTTCACCTGCTCCGGTGTCAGATCGTCCACGCAGACACAGGGCACTTCTTCCATGCCCAATTTCTGAGCAGCCAACGCTCTGCAATGCCCAATGACGATAACTCCGTCACGGTCAATCACAATCGGCTGTACAAATCCGTACTGCTTGATGCTCTCCGCAACGTTGTTGATTTGCCGCTTATCATGCTTTTTTGCGTTGCCGGCATACGGCACAATATCTGCAAGCCGCCGTTTTGTGATTTCCATGCTTTCCTCCTGTTTTGCTACCGGCCCCCGCCCCTTGGCCTGTACATAGCAGACTTTACCCGCACCGAAGGGCTACAACGCCGCACTCAAGGCAGCGGCACTCCTCTTTTGGCAGGGACGGTTGGGAATCGAACCCACCCAAGCGGTTTTGGAGACCGTTTCGCCAACCTTGGTACATTCGCCCCTATGTGGTGCGGCATTGCAGCCCTGCCCTGCTTTAGCACTTCGCCGGAACGCCGGCGTCGCTTGCTGAGGTCTCCCCTTACGGGGCACCTATACCGCATATGTCCCCTCTGGGTCACATCGTTGAGAGGTGCGAGGGGTCCTGTTGGTGCCGTGTGGGAGGTGCGACCTCCCGCCCCGGATCGCGGGGTGCAACGAGCGCACGGCATATAACAACAGCCCATAGGTTTCCCTACAGGCTGTTTGTGCCGGTATGACCTTTCGGTGCCGTAAGGTGCGCCCGATACCGGCGGCGCACAGAAGGGAGGAAAAGTGATGATTGGGAAATCGCGTGAATGACCATGTCCTATCATCCACTGTACCTATTGTAGCACATCATTAAGTGGAATTTGTGCCAACTTTTTCAGCAAATCCGCAATATATGGCGATGTCGTGCAAAAACTGTTCTTTCCTCCTGCTGAATGTTCTCTCGCTGATCCCCGGTACAATGATCTTGTTGCGGGAATACTTGTGCTTGCCCTGACAGTTGCGCATGATCCCCTGTGTAAGCTGCTTGCGGACGCTCTCGCTCTCCAAATCCAGCCCGCAGCGGTCTATGGCATATTCCACCGCCCGCATTTTCTTGGTTTCCGGCCAGTTCTCTATGGCGGCCAGCTGCTCCGCATTGCTCTCGGCGGGTCTGCCGATGCCTTGTCCTCTTGGCATGCCCTCTGCGGCGCTATGCGTCCCGCCCAGTATCTCCGCCCGGGCCTCTCGATACGCCCGCACCCGGCGCGGATATCCACGCACATAAGCAATGCACTCCAACCGCACATCATAAGGCAGTGTCGCCTTTTTGCTCATTTCCCCTCCTTTACTCCGCGCTGTTTACCATCTTATATTCGCCCCGCAGAGCCTTTTCAATGTCGGTCATCTTGATGTATCCGTTGTTTTTGGCCTCCACCAGCTCCACAAGGCACTGCTGTAAGTATTCCAGGCTGCGGGTGTCGTGCTCGTCCGCCGTCTCCTCCCGCACATGGAATCCGCACTTGTCCAGCAGCACGCAGGAAACATTGTCCATGCATTGTTTGGTGCCATCCAGGCGGCCCAGCTCGTAGGCCTTGGCCGGATTATTTGGCACCGGTCTGCCGTTTGCCCTTTTGAGCATCGCTATCACCCCTTTCCTCGTATTTGCATACGCCCGGTGTATTTGCCACTGGGCAGAAGTCCGCACACGCCGGGCAATCTGCGTTGACGCAAACCTCGTCTTGCATCCACTTGCATTCATCAATCATCGCCGTCACCGTCCTTTCCTTGATGGGAGATCCTTCGCATAGATATTCGCACCACGGAACACACACCACATCTGATAATAATACGGGACATTCCAGCTCGTTAGGGCAAGTGCAAATTAACATTCCACACCTTCCTTCCGTTCTCCGCTGCTGCAAAAATCATCCGCCTCTTTTGCCGGTTTGAATACACGATCCCAGCGATCACCATAGACGAAAGTGTTTTGCGGGTGTCCGCAGTAATAGCCTGCGGTTCCATCTGTCCGCTCATACCGTTCGGCGTGTTCGCACTCCTTGCAGCGCACCACGACCTCTGCGTCTACGGTGGGTGTATCGGCTATGAGCCTCTGGATTTTGCTGTGTGCGGCAAAGTTTACAAGCCATTTCAAATCGTCTGTAATCTGCACCTGTGCAGACATATAGGCCTCGGATTCGTCCACGGCCATTTGATCAGCATCAATCAACCTTTGTGCCATCTTTTTACCCCCTTTCGACCCGCTGATAGGCTATAATGCGTTTGATCTTGTCGTAGCTTTCATCTGTTGTTATAAAATCCTGTGACGTAGCATCAGGGCTGGTAAACGCAAAATAAATCTGCGTCCCATTCTCCGTTGGCCAAATATCTTCCACCCAGTCCAGGTTGACCAACCGTGGCTTGCTCAGTTGATGCACCTCGATAAAATCAGCCATTGCCCGCCCTCCCTTTGGTATATCCGTCTTTCAACGATCTGTTTCTGCGGCAGCACGAACACCGCTGATGCCGAACGCCATTCCACGCGCAACCGTCGCAACCCCCAATTTCGACATAATCGAACAATATTGGATTGTATATGTCAAATTCTAAAAGTTGCTGCATATTGAGCAAAGCATTATCCATGTATGGTGAGTTGTTAATGTTTCTGCTCTGACGAACTTTCCTGAGATAGTCAATCATGTGGTCAAAGTTTACATAGATACTCAATCCTCATTTCCGCCCTTCCTTGATTTTGTCTATCAGCAGCAGCCGCACAGCTTGGCAGAGCGCATATACAAGGCTATTCTGCCAAATGCTCCGCTTCTCCTTAATGCGGATCATACCGTTCTCGATCTCCTCTAAGGCTTCCAGCATATCATTTTTATTCGCCATCGCTTGCCCTCCGTTCTCCGTATTGGCAGAAAAAGTCCTCTGGCACCACGCAATCCACGCACGGGCCGTAGGAGCAGTACAGACCACCCAAATCCTCGTAGCTGTGCTTGCAATCCCTGCACCGCACCACGGGCAAAGCGTCCACAGTTTTTGCCGCTTTAATCGCCTTTCTTGCGTCTCTCAATGGTACAAGTAAAATGCCGTTATCGTCACGACCGTACTGGAAATTAAATTCGAAAGCATCAGCGTCAATCAGCCGCATCGCTGCCACCTCCGTCCATTTTCGCACCGCAGGAAGTCCTCATCACATACGCCACGCAGTTCTCAGGGTCATTCCCACAAAGACAAGGCGCATATACGCACGAATCACAAAATGCTGGTCACACATCCGCTTGGCTTCGCTCAAAAACTCCAGCGCGTCCATATCATTCTCCTTTCTCCAGCATATCAGCCGCCTTTCTCAAATCATCCGGCAGCATAATAGGTACCTCGTAGATATTTGCATCGGCCCATTCTGCATATTCGCGCAGGGTTTCGGCAATCTCTTTACGAGATGGTTTCACGGGGCCTTCTTTCACACCTCCACACGTCTCGTTGATGCTCATGTAATCGCTCCTCCAAACCTTAATTTGGTCACGGCAATCGGAAACTCCTCAATCTCGCTTGCCCAGATTGCCGTCCCGGCACCGTGTATATTCTCCCAGCACAGTGGGAAGCCGCCGATGCCGTCGAACAGACTTCCGAGCGTTGCGCCCTCCGGCAGATAGGCCGCCATACGGCCAAACATCCAGCGCCAGAACGGCAGCGCGATGCTGTTGCCGAGTGCCTTGTACCGTGCGCTGTCGGAGGTCTTGCGCTTCTTGCCAGTGCTGTCGGTGTAGTCGCCGATGTCCGTCCAGCCGTCCGGAAATCCCTGCAGCCGTTCGCATTCCAGCGGTGTCAATCTACGCACCACCATGTTCTGCACCGGGTATGTCTCCGCGTCCTCCCGGTACGCACAGCCAGCATTTGCCCGCAGTGCGTGGCTCACGTCCTCACAAACGACTGCGTGGCTCACTTTACTTTCTCCTGCGCGTAATGCGTTCTTCGTTTCGCTTTCTGCCCAGTTTTCTTCCATTGCGCTTTTGGGCTGGTATAAAATTGCTTGAGCATCGTGCATGGTGTTCAACGTTTGGCTGACTTCCTCCGCCATAACACTGTCTTCGTTGGCTTGTCCGTTGCCGATACCGTATGCCACCAGCGGCACTTGATTGCCACCCGTTCCCATACGGGCTTGCAACGACGGGACCCGCTCTCCGCATTCGCGGATGACATCACAGCCGTGTGTCATGTCCAATGCCACCACTGCCGGGGTTTGGTTCGTCCCGCTGGGTGCCGCCGCCAGCGTGGGCGATACTTCCTCACTGTACCCGATGCCGCCCGCCTGTGCGCCCTGTCCGGCCTTAAACCCGGCACATAGCACGGCTTCGCGGTTCAGACCACTGTTTTCACGGGAGCTGAGCGTAGGCGAAACGCCGTTTCCGTCGTACACGCGCTGGCTCTGTGCGTCCCAAGGTGTCATGCACATTACCCCGTGGCGGTCGCCGGCGGTTAGTGTAGGGGACGGGTCGCCCTCTTTGCCGATGCCAAGACCGTTGCCGCTGCCATCGTGGTTGCGGCTCTCTCCGCCGCCCTGCCATCTTGTAGCTTTGTCGTTGATGGGAATAGCCGCAAATATGGCAGGATTGTTCACACCACCGCCAACACCGCCTTGCAGTGTGGGAGATTTTCCGTTTGTGTCAAAAATGCGCTTGCTTTGGCAATCCCAAGCCGTCATGCAGTCCCCGCCTGCCGGATTAAAACCGCTTTCAGCCGCTTCGGCAAATCCTTCCCCCGCCGCTCCGCTCTCCGCAATATCCCCTGACACGCTTTTGCGGTCAAAGAGTATTTCGTGTGCGGTGTCTCCTCCAAAATCTGCGACAACCGAGATACGACGACGGCGTTGGGGCACTCCCCAATATTGCGCGTCGTGAGTTCGCCACGCCACGCTCCATCGTCCTCCCACTTCATCGTGGTATCCCCCCCAGGTAGGCCAGCCCTTTTCAGGCACTTCAATACCGGGGGCTTCCGGCTCGACGATTTTGATGATCTCTTCGAGCACCGCTGTGAAGTCTTTTCCTTGGTTGCTGCTAAAGGCTCCGACCACGTTTTCCCACACGAGATACCGAGGTCTAACCATGTCACCTGTCCGTCCATTCCTTTTGTCCGCCTCCCTCATTTCTTTTACGATGCGTACCTGCTCCATAAACAGGCCGCTTCGCGCTCCCGCCAAACCGGCGCGTTTCCCGGCGATGGATAGATCCTGGCACGGGCTGCCGCCGGTGATGCACCACACCGGCTCGATCTCCGCACCGTTTATCTTGCAGATGTCTCCCAAATGAACCATGTCTTAATCTCCAAACACAACGCCGCACTCGTCCTTCAGCACGTCCTTGATGTGCTTCCGCTTGATGCGGCCTTCGTTTATCTCCTGTGTGATCTTTTCCAGACACTCGTACAGATACGCGATGCTCAACGTGTCGCGGCTGTCCGGCGTCTCCTCCTGGACGTGCCAGCCGCACTTGTCGATGAGTGCCATCGCCACCATGTCCATGCACTCCTGCGTACCTCTGCGCTTTCCGTCCATAAAAATCCGGTCGTCCCGGCTCAAATGCTGCTTGCCCACGTCACCACAACCTTTCCTGCGCCGTATGCTCCGCGAACCGCTGCTCTTGCAGCCGGAAGTATGCCGGATCGATCTCGCATCCAACAAACTCAAAGCCGAGGTTATAGGCCGCTATCCTGCTGCTTCCACTGCCCAAGTGCGTGTCCAGTATGCGCCAACCTTCTTTCGCATACTTCTGCAGCAGCCATTCATACAGCGCCACCGGTTTCTGCGTTGGATGGATGCGCACCTCATTCAGTGCCTTGTTTCCTTGCTGAACTGTGCCGTCCGTGATACTTTTCCCCTGAAACATTCCGTTCCACATATAACGAAAGATGCGAACGCTATCGTGGAAGTTTGTCGCCGCGATCTCGCAGTCTGAAAAAGAACTGTTGTCGTTGCACTTGTCCCAAACGATGCGCCCCGGTGGGAAAATGACACCAAAGTAATTACACCCCCATACAATATACTTTTTCGCCACGCGCACAAGCTGCGAAAAGTAGTCTGTTCCCGGAATGTCCCACTTCGGTGAAATTAGATAGTCACGGTGTACGCCGATGGGACTGACCTTGTTGCCGTAATACCCTCTGCGTTCCGGGCCGGAGAAGTACGGCGGATCTACAATGGCGAGATCAAATGCCTTGTCCGGCAGCGTCCGCATATACTCCATACAGTCAGCGTTTATCGCAATCTGCTTGCCCATCTCAATACCTCACTCCGATGTAGTCCAGCACCCGCGCATAACCGAGGCCGTCTTTTGTGGGCTTCCACAGCCCGTCCGTGTCGAACGCCCCACCGCCGATGCAGAACTGGTAGTGCTTCGGGTGCGTCAGTTTCATGCGTTCAAATCGGTTTTCGCCCTTTTCGAGGTGCGCCCCGAACGCGCAAAACATACAGCCCGTCCTCTGGCATCCCGTGCAGTGCAGCTTGCAGTCGATCAGCGTCGCGCCGTAGTCGTTCTCGCCGTCGCTGGCCACGATGTCGCCGTACACGCTGGCGTAGGGGAGTTGGCGGTCTACGATGAAGCGAAGCACGTCCTGCTCCGTCCAGAAACTCATGGGCTTAGATAAGGGACGCTTTCCTTCAAAGGCGTTGCAGCCGGTTTCGCGCCATTTCTGCATACGCAGAAGGCTTTCCTCCGCCATTGTTGCCGTCGTGGGCTTGACATCCGCTCTGTGCTCATAGCTCTTTGACGGGGACTTTTTCATAATTCCACAGCACTTGTCTGATATGAGAAATGGAGCCGAAAGCAAATACTCCCACTTTTCACAGTTGTACATACTCTTTTCCCCATCGGCGCGTAAGACTTCCCCACGCAATAGTTTCATACTTCGGCTATCTGGTGAACGCCGCGCGGTTTCTATCCGATGCGCTACGTCTTTACCGATGATGCTGTACCCGTACTTTGTTACAACCTGCCGAATGTTCATTTTCGGGCGCAGGCGGTGAAGGTTTACGGTCACGCGGGGAAACTCCCGCCGCAGCCACTCCGTGTACTCATTGACAAACCGCTGTATCTCCGGGTACTCCAGCCCGGTGTTCACAAACACCAAGTTCAACTCCCACGGCGGTGTCCTGAAACTCGACAGGTACCACGCCGCCAGATACGCCAGCACCGTGCTGTCCTTGCCGCCGGAAAAGCTGACGTAGCACTGTCCGCCCCATGCGGTGTACCATTCGTCCAGCTTTTCGTAGGTCAGTATCTCCTTGTCCTGCACGTCCAGCGCCATGAGTTTTCTTGCCGCATCTTTCGTCAGCGGTTGATTTGGTGGCAACATCACTCGCCCTCCTCCAATCTCACAACCTCGTAGCAGCCGAATCTGCCGCCGTTGCGGATTGCCTTCCAAATCGCAAAACGAACATTCTGATGCTTCCGCCCGGACAGCTGCGCCAACTCCGCCGTGGTCGTACCCCACCATCGGGGCAGGCGGTACTTGTCCCGCGTCACGATCATGTACACCGTCATCCTCACACCTCCCGGATGGCGTATCCGTACCGGTTACGGAACAGCTTTGCTTTCATGGCGTACTCCCGCGTCCTCATCCCTTTCACGTCCTCCACTACCGGCAGCCAGTACCGCTGGCCGTAGCTGTCAGGAGCCGCTCTGCGCTCGTACACGAAGTCCGCAACGTAGTCGATACTTTTCACGCGGTCGCCCTCAAATGTCGTGTACGCCTCTTGCAAGCAGTACCGCACCTGCAATTTTAGCCCCCGTATCTCCCCGGCATTTTGCAGCAGCAACAAAGCGTCATAGCGCTCCGCCTCCTTCTTGCTGTCGAAAGTCAGCTTGCCGCGCCGCGTCTTCTGCGCCTTGTACTTTCCGGGCTTGCGCATCTTCTCCATGACCTGCTTCTGCGCCGCAGGCCCCAGCCGCATCAGATCATCACTGTTCATCCAACAACCCTCTTTTCTCCAGTCCGCGCTTGCTCATGGTGTAACGCTTGATCGTCGTCAGTTTCTGGTCTTTCCCGCAGCGCTGGCACACGCCCCGCGCCCAGCCGTGGAACGCTGGCTCGATGATGTATTCCGCCGCCATCTCCTGCAAGCAGGCCACGCACAGCCTGCCGGACGCGATCTTCCATGCGCCGTCGTTCATCGCAACCTCCAGTTCTTTCCGCTGCCCGTCACGCTCATGGTAAAGCCCTTCGCGCGCTCCGCAATGCGGGATCCTATCGCCTCGTCCCAGTCCAATATCTGTCCTATCGTCCGCTCAGAACTGATGATCGTAGCACACTCAGGCTTTATGTACCGTGCGTTGAGTATTTCAAACGCAATGTTCCGGTCAGCCTCCGTCACGTTGCCCTTGAGGAAGTCGTCGATGTAAAGCACGCGGATAGTTTTCAGCTTTCCCACGGCATCGGCGTACAGCTCCGCATCGTTTACCTTCGCCTTGAGGGCTGGAATGTCCGACCGCCACTGCATATACCGTACCGGCAAGCCTGCCTCCATCAGCTTCCCGCAGATCGCCGTGCACAGGTGCGTTTTCCCGCTGCCGGGGGTCCCACCGGCATAAAACCACTTCCCGCGCCAATCCGTGATATACGCCTCGGCCATCTGCTTTGCCTGCTTCTGCCACGGCTCCGCCGTCTGGTACGTATCCAGCGTACAGCTTTCCAGCAGACCGGATAGCCCGCTACGCGCAATGCGCCGCTGGTTGTCCTTGCGTATCTGGCAAGGGCAGATACGGGTCACAAGCTCCCCGGTGGCGCTGCGTGTGGCCGTATAGCCCCTGTCCTCGCAGACCGGGCACTCAAAGTACGACTTCTCCGGGGATATTCCATTTTTTCGCAGGTGCTCCAGCATCGCCGTTATGTCCATCGCCGTGTTCCTCCTTCCACCTCGTCTCCCAATTCCGCACGGCGGCTTTCCAGTCTTTCATGCGGTTCTTGCCTACCATCCACCCCTTTTGCTCGTAGAAGGCGACAAAACGATCTGCGTTGACGTGATAGCCCTGCGCCTGAACATAGGCGGATACATCATCAGCGGATGGTGGCGTGAAGCGCTTCGCGCGCGTATCACTCACACCGTTAGGTGGGAGTGTATTATCTTTGGTTTTGTCTTTGGTTTTGTCTTTGGTTTGGTACGTTTCGTATACGGTCGTATTCGATTGTATACCATCGTATACGGTCGTACCCTCGCGACGTGCATATCGCTTTTCGATGTTGCGCTGGTTCTTCGCGCATCTCTCGTCATACGCCGCTTTCGCCCTATTTATATCGTCCGCAATAAAATCAAATGCGATTGACTCCCGTCCCGTAAGTTCCTCCGTCTCTCCGGTCTCGCCATATTTCAGCAAAGCCCGTACAAGCCGACCTACCTCTTGATCTGAAAGTTTCTCTAATTTCTTGCGATAACTGTAATAAAAGGGGATGTACTCAAGAGCCACTATGCACCGCCTCTCACTCCTTCGGCGATACGCCTACTCCCCATTCTTTTCTTCCTGCCTTTCGTACTCGGCCGTCAGGTGCCGTGCGATGGTGCAATGCTCCCACGCCCCGGCACAGAATTGATTCATATAGCGGGATGCCGCGCCGCCCGTCTCAAAGCTGACGCGGCTACCGCCCTCGCAGCATACCCGCCGTTTCTCGCTGCTGGTAAAGTATGGGCAGGTGTACCGCTTGTGCCAGTAATCCATGCCGCTCTACCTCCTATCAAAACGGCATATCGTCGTCCGTGTCGAAGTCCTCGTCCACCTCCACGAACTGTCCGCCCGCGTATTTCTTGGCGCCGCTGTCCGCGTCCTTCTTGGCATCGCCAAAGTAAATGTTGTCCGCCAGCACCTCGGCGTTCCGGCGCTTATTGCCGTCCTTGTCCGTCCAGTCCCGCAGTTGCAAGCGGCCCTCCACCACGGCCATGCGCCCCTTGGAGAAATACTTGGACACAAACTCGGCGGTGGTGCGCCATGCAACCACGTCAATAAAATCCGTGTCCTTAGTGCCGTCCGCGTTCTTAAAGTCCCGGTCTACCGCCAGTGTAAAGCTGGTGACGGCTGTACCGTTCTGTGTCCTGCGCAGCTCCGGATCGCGTGTCAACCGGCCCATGATGAAAATCTTGTTCAGCATGTCTTATCTCCTCTCATAAATAGCTTTTCCCAAATTCGCGGCGAAAGTCCGCCTCCGTCCATCTCTGCTCCTCCATCGCCTTGAGCTGCCCGTACCGTCTCAAACGGCGCATCTGGTCGCCGTTCTTGTGTACCGCGCCGCGCCCGTTCCGGTGGCAGCGATTGCCGCACAGGTACACCACAAGGCCGTACTTCTCGCTTTTCTTCCGATTCGCGCCGCCAAAAATGTGGTGACGCTCCAGCGGGTCACCAATGTCATTCCGGCCGCACAAAAAGCATCTTTTGTCGTTCATACGCTAACCTCTCCCCACCGGCTAACGAGGGCATCCAGCTCTCGCGGTGTCATGGTCTCAATGCCGACATCCCGGCAGTCTTGCACAATGGCGTCTATCAGCCGCGCCATCTGCTCCGTGTCGTATACGGAGCTGCCGTACCATACAGTCACGTTTACGCAGCCCTTGAGCTTGCTGGGGCCGGTATCGGTCATCCAGCCGATACCGTTCCGCTCCCAGCTCCGGCAGAACGCTTCCACCGCCTTTTCCCGCAGGCACAGCACCTCGCTTACACCGCCGATGCTCCGTATCTCCTGCCGGTATACATTCTCTCTCGCAACGCCGTAGTGCGCCGCCAGCTTGTCCAGCAGTACCCATGCGTAGGCATTTGCATCGAGGCTCCGCCCCTTGCCTTTGATGGTGGCGGTGTACTCCTTCCCCGGCTTTATGGTGTCGCACAACTCCATTGCCGCCTCTGGAGACTTCACACGTAGACACAGCCACGCCCCATCGCTGTCCTGCGACCACCGCGCCGCATCAACCGTTATCTGCTGCATGGTTCTTCCCCGTCGCGTTGGCTGCCTTCATGCAGACCCAGCACAGCCGCTTGCCGTACTTCTTCACGGAGTTCTCCGCGATCTCGCTGGTGGGATACACGCGGTCCCCGCGCTTCACCGACTTAATGGGAAGTCCGCAATGCTCGCACAGCATCGGCGCATCTGCCTTGTTATCCGGCTTCTTTTCGCACTTATCCGGCTTGTCATACTTGCTCTTGTCGGCGTCCCAATACACGTCCGCCCCAAATCCAAGCGCCTTACACGCCACGGAGATAGCATCAGTCAGCGCCATCTTAAAACACTCGTCGGAGGTATATGGGCCGTTCTTCTCCTTTGCCACGAACGCACTGCCGCCAGTGCCGGGGATAGCGTCAGACCAGGCACCGCCTGCCTTTACAAACAGGTCAATGTCCAGAAATGCGGCTACTTCGCCATTTGCGCCCTGCTCCAACCTCTTGTCAGTGATAACGTATTTCCAGCCATAGCCGCAGGGCCCAAACTGCTCTGTCAGCGCCTTGATGCGCCACATGGGGTTAATGTCTGTCTTGCCCTTCAAGCGCCCCGCCTCGATGCGTCTTTTGGCGCTGTCCGGCACACTACGAACTGCATTGTAGATCGTCATGTTATCCATCACTTCACCCCCATGTTCAGCTTCTCGCACAGCTCCGCGCCGTTCACAGACACGCCGGACTTGAGAAGCGGCGCGATGTCCGTCTTACTCACCGTGGGCTGGGCAAAGGTGATCTTGCCGTCGTAGCCGTTGTCCATGCACCACTTCACCACAGCGTCCATGTCGGTGATCTCCACCGCCGTGCTTTTGCGATACGTCACGGCACACCGCGCCGTCTGGAACGCCGCGCCGCCCAGCGCCCGTTCTGCATAGGCAAGCAGCTTTTCCCGCTTGCTCTCCATAGCCTTGCGCCGCTCGGCAAGCTCCTTCTCCTCCTCGCGGATAGCCTTTGCCTCCGCCGCCAGATTCTTTGTCCAGCAGAGTACGCCCTCGATCTTGGCATCCCGCGCCATTTGCAGCGCCTCAAACGCATCAAAATCAAGCACCTCGCCGGTTTCCTGGTCGATCAGGTTCTCCAGCTCCTGATCGATGTGGTACAAGCTCATATTCATTCCTTTTCCTCCCATGCGTCCACCGCGTCGATGCAAAACTCGCATCCCACGATGACGCCGTCCTTGTTTTTGTAGTAGGTGTCCGTCTCCTCCCCGCACACGGGGCAGACGGGAAGATCGTAGTCCTTCGGCTCCAATGGGCGCTCCGGCTCGCTATACTGCATCGCGCTTCTCATACCGGTCGCCCCGCCGCTTTCAGCACGTCCCGCATCGTCTTTCCTCCCTATTAATTTTACTTCCCCGGCCTGTCCAGTTTGTCCAGCAGCCACATAAACAGATAACTCACCGTAGCCGCGCCGATATACGTCAGCGCCCATGCAAACACGCTCATTTCGCACCTCCGCTATCCTTTCCGTTCGGCACAAGGCCGACAAACTCAAGCCCTCTGCCGCGCGCGTAAATCTCGCCCATGATCGTCCCCAACTTTACAGGGTCGGGGGGCGTGACCCAAATGATTTTGTATTCCGGCTTTTTACTCATTGCCTTTTCCTTTCCCCTGTGCTAAAATAGCCACAGGACACATATCTAAGCCTAAGATTTGTTCCGCCGTCCCGCTCAATGCTGCAACATTGGGCGGGGCATTTTTTTACTGCCCATCGCTGGATTCCAGCAGCTCGTCCACGGGCACGCCGAAGTGATTCGCCAGTTTCTTGATTTGACGCGGGTGCGGGCGGCGCGCGCCGTCCTTCCAGTTTTTGATTGATGTCTGAGATACATCAATTTCTTTGGCAAGACGGTAATTCGTCTCGCCACGCTCGGCTTGCAGTCGAGCCAGATTTTCCGGTAAGCTCACCTTTTCACCTCCAAATTTAGAGTATTCTATTGACAAATTGGAGCATTGGTGGTACTCTAAGTTTGCGACAACTATATGTTTCTCACCAGCTCGATTTGTCGGGGTGGTTCGGTTTCTTATTGCCTATCCACGAAAAAGATTATACTTTAAGTTGAAGCATAAGTCAATATAGGTTGAAGTATTATTGTGACGAAGTTGAAGGGATATTTTTATGAGCTTTGCACAAAACTTGAAGTATATAAAAGAAAAAGAGAATCTAACCAACTACCGACTTGCAAAACTTTTCGGTTGCAGTCAGTCGTCTCTTATTAACTGGCTTGATAACGGTGTTGTTCCGCATCCAAAGACCCGCCAGAAGATCGCCGACCATTTCGGCATCACCCTTGCCGAGCTGGACGGTGACGAGCTTCCCGTTCTGCCGGAAAAAGGCGCAAAAAAAAGCGCCCTCGATCCGAAGACCGAGGGCGAGGGCTTAAGCGCAGCAAAGAAAGCGCTATTGGTAGCTATTGATGATTTGTCCGACGCTCAGTGTGAAAAACTCCTTCCGATTGTATTGAGCGCAAAACAAGTACTATGAGTAATGTTTTTATTCCGACTAATCCGCATGATAAGATATTGACCGATGCAGAGCGGCAAAAGTGGGAAAGCGATCTTGATAACAAGAAAGATGACTTCCCGTATATCGCTTTGACAAAGGCGCAGCTAAAGCTTTTAAAGCAAGCGCGAACCGATGCCGTATTGATAACCGCGCATAATGAAAATGATGCTGATGTACTCTGCGGTCATAGCTTTGCATATTGCCTTGTAAATGGCGAAAAGCGAGGGCTTATTGCTCGCCAAAGAGGGGCTAATTATCTTGCATATGCGCAGAAAGAAAACTCCCAAGCGTGGTCTATAACGGCGAGGGATTGCCTCGTTGCTGCAATAGGTGCTGTTTTCGGGTTTCTGCTGAATTGCTTGTTCTCTGGTTAATTATATTGCCACTGAATGTTCAGCGCTTCTCGGATAGCTTCAGCTTTTTCGGGGGTAATGTCTGTCGGCTCGTAGTCTTTGCAGGGATTGTCTTTCCCGCAGCCAAGAACGTACCAACCACCCCAAGTAGTATAGCGGACCACAACATGCTTGCACCCAGAGCACGCGATGCTTTTGCATTTCGGAAGCGCCGCTTTGTCAATGATGGCAGATCGGCGGTTGTATTCTCGATCCGCTTCCTGCGCCTCTGCAAGCTGCAATTTAAGTTTGCGGTTTTCTTCCCGCAGATCATTTAATTCTCTTCTTGCAATAAACATTCCAACCTCCATAAAACATATTCCACCTGACTGTCAGTAAGTGATAGCACCTCAGATTTTAGGCGCTCTCTAATAAGAATAGCATGGTTTTCTTCTTCGCACAACATTTTGTGTCCCTCCAAATAATTATAGTAACGGGGCTATATGTCGATTATTGCACAAAAGTTCGGGAGAAAATACAAAAATAAAAGGTGGTGTTCCAAATGTCAAAAAGCAAAATCCCCGGCCTGTCCTTTAGCTAGAAACGTGCGCTCGGAATCACAAAGATGAAAAGAAAAATTTCAAAAGCAACTGGGATTCCCACGACCAAAGCGGGGCGGCAAAGAAAACTTGGCAAACTCCTTGGTATGAAGTAAGAGAAAAGCCCCCGCCGTCTCCGCAACAACGGCGGGGGCTATGTGCAGACAGCACGGAGCGGTTGCCGCTGCATGATTTGACCATACTCCGCTTTGCTTAACTATTTCAACGCCAAAACCTTGCAATAAGACAGCGCTCGACGAGGTTCGGCAAGCCCTCATCTTGTGACTTCGCGGCGTGAAAATCGAAGAAATTAAGGTGGTATAAATGAACATCCAAGAGGTGTGCAAAATCCGCAAAGAAGAATTGAAACTGACCTATCAGGAAATTTCAGACACTTCCGGCGTGCCGCTGTCCACCGTGCAGAACTTCTTTTCAAAGTTTTCCAAAGCCCCGTCCATCTACACCGTCGCGCCTATCTGCAAGGCGCTTGGGATCTCACTTGACGAGGTGTTCGGAATTTCCGAACGGCTGACAAGGAACGAAGAGACCTTGCAGGCGCGAAATGACGAGCTGGAGCGCCATGTTGACGCAAAGGAAGACATGATCGAGATTATGCGGCGTGGTGTCCATATCCGCAACGCCGTGATTTTTATTTTATTTGTGGTGGTGGTGTTACTGACCGCGTGGTGCGTGTATGTCGATTTGCATTGCGCAGATTACGGATTTTGGAGGGGGCGGTGATGAGAGCAGCACTGTATATCCGCGTGTCGAGCGACGAACAGGCGCGGCATGGCCTGTCATTGCAAGAGCAAAGAGATGCGCTGACAAGATATGCCCAAGAACACAAAATGACCGTGGCGGGTATCTATGAGGACGCGGGAATATCCGCGCGAAAGCCGTATAAAAAACGTCCGGCGCTCCTGCGGCTGCTGGGCGATTGCAAAGTGGGGAAGGTAGACACGATCTTATTTATTAAGCTCGACCGATGGTTTCGAAATGTCGCGGGGTATTACGATGTGCAAACGCAACTCGACCAGTACGGCGTGACCTGGCAAGCGACGGAAGAGGACTACGAGACGCGAACCGCGTCCGGGCGATTAAAGGTTAATATCATGCTCTCCGTTGCGCAGGACGAAGCAGACCGCACAAGCGAACGAATCAAATTTATCAACGATGGGAAACGGGCAAAAGGACAACCGGCAGGGTCGAAAGCACCTTTAGGGTATGTCATCAAGGACAGGCAATACCAGATTGATAGCGGCACGGTAGATGCGGCGCGAGATATGTTTGCATCGTTTATCCGGCTAAAAAGTGTCCTTGCCGTAAAGCGATATATGCTTGACAAATGGGGCATTGACCGAGCTTATAGCAAGTATGTAAACTATTTCCGTAACCGTCTTTACATCGGCGAGGTTTACGGCATCGAAAATGCCTGTCCCGCGCTGGTGAGCAAACAGGACTTTGACCTTGTAAATGATATTATTCGCCAGCGGTCACAACGCTGTGCGGGAGTTGGCACGGATCGCGTGTATCTGTTTTCCGGGATATTGCGCTGCAAAGAGTGCGGGAAAACGATGCAATCGGAAACCGTAAAAAAAACATATACATACTACCGATGCCGGACGCGGATGCTTGACAACTCCGCTTGCCCGCATACAAAAAGGATCCGTGAGGATGCGCTGGAAGACTACCTACTGCACGAGCTGGAGGGAATCGCAGAACGGAACAATCGGTACTATAAAAAGGCAGATAAAAAGCCCACGCAAAGCGCGGACTCAATACGAAAGAAAATGGGCAAGCTAAAAACGCTATACCTAAACGATCTGATTGAGTTGGACGAATACAAGCGGGAGTATGCGAGCTTGAAAAAAGCACTTGAAGCTACGGAAGAAAGGCCAGAAATCAATTTGGACGCGCTAAAAAAGGAGCTGCAAGAATACGAAACCTATTCCCGCGATGAAAAAAAGGAATTTTGGACGCGCTTCATCAGGCGGATTGATGCAGACAACGATGGCGCGTTTTTCGTAACGCCCCGTTAGGCATATTTTACCTTCACGGA